GCGCCAATATGGACTTACTTCCTGTAGGATAGCATTCTTAACACCAGTAACACCTGCACGTGCCATATCGACACCTTTGGCTACTACGTCACCTGAGTAGAAATAAGGAAGGTCATTAGGGGTATTTGCTGCAATGTTACGCATGGCTGCTTTAGACACAGCCATTGGAGCACCAAGTACATTACCAGTGTCTGCAATGTTACCTGCAAAACGACTAAGCTCTGGACGTTGTTGCATAAAAGAACTTGTTTTATCCAGAATGGGTTTAATCTCTCTGTCAAACAATCGACCTACAACGGTATTCTTGTGTACGTAATCTAAACCCTCTGAAGCAGCTTGTTTAACTGGAGTAGCGATAACATCTGGAACCATGTAATCAACAACAGTAGAACCTACATCACCAATCTTGCGACCTGCGTATGCCGTAGGCTCAAATAGGTTAGCCATGCCACCTGCAACAGCTTCCTGAGATTCAGGAGTAAGCCCTAAACCAAGATCAGAGCTTGCCTTGTTTAAGTCTTCTAACCATCCCATTACTGCTGTGGCTCCTCATCAGCTCCATAGAACATACCTGCACGTCCTACTGGAATTGGGTTTGCTTGTAGTGCTGCACCGAATGCCTGACGGGTCTTAGGATGCATGACACCATAACCAGTCAAAAGACCACCTACGGCTAATTGAGCAGCCTCACTGTTAGCCATATTAGCTAAGACACCACCACCACTTAGAGCACCCATTGTCAATACTGGATGATGTTCAACCTTACGTAATGCTTGTTGACCTAAAGATTTTTCAGAAGCAATGAAGTCTTGTAGATTTGATTTACCAGTAAGTATCTTATGTTGACGGTTTAATAATGCTTGTACGTTTACATCGTCTACTGAGTTGGTAATCATTCGGTTCAACTCATCACGAATAGGAGCAGCAAACTTACGTGGAGTACCATCCTTAACGAATAACTCAGCACTGAAGAGATCCTTCATGTTCTGGTCGAAACGTTGACGTAGTTTCAATAGCTGATATGGAGTGATGTTATCTGCGTCAAACTCTTGAAGTGCAGCATTGAATGCTTCCATAGTCTTCTTACGATGACCTGCAAGAGACTTAGTATTCAAGAGAGGGTCAAAGGTAGATGCTTCAGCAAACGCAAGGTTCATTTGATTCTTGACAGTCTTACGATTGAAACGCATATCGCTTTTCGCCAGAGCACCTTGAACACCTTTGTTCAACTTGTCTAGTTCTCTGTTGATAGCTTTCATGTTAGCTTCTGAGTTCTTAGCCATAGACACACCCTTAACTGAGTGTAAAGTGGCAAGTAAATCACGCTCACGGCTAGTATGTCGAGCTTGCTCTAGAGGAATACCAAGCTCACCTGCACGATCTTGACGACCTTGAGATGACATATCACCCATAGATTCTGCTAGTTTATCACGCTCAGCTTCAACACCAGAACGTTTAATCTTCTTACCAATATCTACAGACTTACCTAAGCCGACATTGAAGATGTTTGCAATACCATTAAGAGTAGCCTGATCGTTTTCACTCAGGTTCTCGTAACGGTTGATTAGATCCATAACGACAGGATTCTTAGCAATTGCCTCACCTTCAGAAGCTGCCCATTCCTTTAGGAAATCTCTAGCCTTATCTGGTAACATTGAGGCAAGAGCAGTAGATACTGACTCACCTAAGACATCTGTGGCAGCACCAATGTAATTTCCCCAGACCTGCACAAGTGCTTCTGGAGATGATGCTTCACCAGTCATCCAACGCTGACCTGCCAATTCAATCTCATGTTGACGATCATTACGGATCTTTTCCAGTCGATCACCAAAGTCCATAGGCGCATCAGAAACAGCAGGAGACAGACCTTCTGGAATCTGAGATATAACTTCTTCAGGAGTTTCCTCTTGCATACGTTGGAATGCAGGAGATAAGCCTTGTGGTAATGCCATTATCTTTTCCTTAGAACGGTGTAAATTCAGTTACTGAAGTGTCGATGATTTGATCAGTGGTATCAATAGTTTCCTTCAGAGGTACTACTTGTGGAGTAGTGGGTTCTGGAGCAACGTAAGGTTCTTTAGTTTCCACGTTGATGTAGGCACCACCATCACTATAGTAGTAATTACCTGCATCATCTTTAACTAGACTATCCTTAGTCACTGTTGTTGGTAGACCATAGATGCTTTGGAGTTCCCAGTTATCCATACGTGCAATAGGACGTTGGTAAACTGTAGGAGCTTCTACTGGATATGCACCTTTGTTTAGACCTGAGCGACGCCAGAAGTCCTCTGAGTAGAAAGAGTCTTGACCTTCACCACCAGTGACACCTGCGTTGTACTGACGAACCTTAGCTTGGTTAGCTTTAGCACGGATTTGAAGGATGCGATAAGCTGCAGCAGGTTCCATCTTGATGTCACCACCAGAAAGCTTAGCAGCATATTCACGGTCAGCGTCAGACAAACCAGAACCCGCACCGAAGTCACCTGAAGACAATACATCTTTAACGAGGTTTGCAGTTTCAGCCACGAACTGGTCAGTCAATGCCGGAGATTCACTATCGGTAACACCTAAGTACTTGAAGAACTTAGCAGCACCTTGACGAGTGTTAGCGAAAGAACCCATGTTCAAGTCACCAGTGTCGATAAGCTTCATTGCTCGGTTAGCAGAGTTGATTGACTCAACTAACTTCTTGCTAGTCTTACGACCTTCATTCAAGTTCTCAATCAGAGCTTCACCTGCAGGTTTAGAGATACCATGACCTCGGTTAGCTGCATATTGCTCTTGACCACGAAGGAGGTCTGCAGGATTATCTGGGTTCAATCCCATGTTCTGAGTAGTGAATCGTACATCGTTAATGTAGTCAGTACCACCACCAGAGAGATCCTTTTGACGCTTAAGTGCTGCCTCGAACATCTTAAGACCTAAGTCACGACTAGATGGGATCTCAAGAAGCTGTTGTGATGCCTTAAAGATCTCTTTAGGATCATTCATCATCTCAGCATTGACAGTACCCATGATCTCGTTGACTTGGTTACGCTCCATGTAAGGACGTAGTTTCTCAGACAATGCAGGAGATAGTGCTGTAGCACCAGTCATAAGTTCCTGTTGACGTGCTGAATTAGCTCCTAAGAATTGCTTAGCGTAAGCATCCTCACGTTCTGCCTGTTGCATCTCGTCTGAACCTACACCAAAGAGACGTGCTAGACCATAACCTGCACCAAAACCTGCTTTACCAATACCTTTGTATCGGTTCATTGCAGCTTCCATCTCACGACCACGTTTTTCGCTTAGGAGACGAGCTTGTTCAAATAATCTTTCTATACCTGTTGCCATCTTATGTCCTCTTTACGGCATACTGAATCTTGGTAAGTTGGGGGCGTTAGTTAAACTATTACCCCCTACCCGAAAAAACCGCCACCTGCTGCAGCACCTACGCCACCAAAGAGTCCGCCCCAGAATGAACCCATTGCATTATCTTGGTTCATAGCAGCATTAGTAGCATAGTTATAACCACCAGTACCAATCTGACCTGCAGCAGCAGCAGCAGCAGAACGAGCAGCTTGACTTTGTACGCCTTGAGCAATCAAAGATTGTGATAGTTGTTCAATACCCATTGCAGAACCAAGCATACCAGAAGCTAAACCGGCATAATTACCTAACTCACCAAAGGCTTGCTCACGTGACTTAATAGCTAGATCACCTAACATACGAGATTGAGCAAGACCTAAACCATAAACATCTGGATTTACAGCTCCTGAAGTTCCTGCGCCTAAACCTTGACCTGCGAGTTTAAGACCTAAAGTACCTTTGCCATATATCTGTTCCTGCATTTGAGTCTGTTGTGCTTGTAACTCAGGACGAAGCATATCAAGTTGTTGTTGGTACAACTGATTAGAAACAGAACCTACGTCAAAATCAGTAAGTGTTTTATAAAACTTCTCAGCACCACCAAGTTGTTGCTCAGTAAGACCTAACAAACGAGGATTCAGATCAGCAGAATATTCACCTTCCGCTGAGCCAGTCATCTGTCCCAGAAGAGAAGTGATCGTTACTGGTTTGAAATAGACATCTTTAGCATACTCACGTCCGGCTTCAATACCTGCTTGAGCTTGCTTAGTGCCGTTGTCCATGCCAAATATGCCTGAGACTAACTTACCCATTATAGTTCCTCATTGATATAAATCTCTATTGGATTTCCTTTCGTATCCATATGGTCTGCGAAGTGTACAAAACCAAACGTACTTAAAAATTTCTTGTGTTTGTTACCTAGGTGCTGCTCATGTACGGCATAGATTGGAGACCTATGAAGTTTCTTGAGTAGACTAAAGTTGTGCTTAAGATCTTCCTTGATCGTTTTGTTCCACTTGAATACATCACAGTGGATAAATGTCATCCCTTCCCAAACTTCAAAGTAGACGACGTAGTGATCACGAATGATTACTGGTGTCTTTCCTTCTACCATTTAACCTTATCAGCCCAATATGCTGCTGACATTTTACCTTTATCAATGTTCTTACGATGACGTGCCTTGAATGACTTACGCTTCTTCTTCATCGCCTCAGATTCACCCTTCTTAGGTTTCCCTGCAGTCTTTGCACCTTGCTCACCAAAGCGAATAACCTTCTCTTTGCCACCTGCACACGCTTTGACTACATGAGACTTCTTAGGGTGCGAAGGTGTACGTTTGGGCTTATTACAAGCCATGTTCTTCTTTTGTACTTTCTTAGCCATTATGCTACCTGTCCTAAACGTGTTCCAGTAGCTACCCAAGTAACATTAGAGTCACCAACTAAGTAATAACCTGCTGAACCTCCATCGCCACCATCTTGTGCTACCCAGTCGTAATAGTTTACATAAGAAATATTACCACTAGAACCTGCAGTACCTAAATCACCACCATCTCCGGCAGCACCTGAGTATGAACCAGACTGCTGACCACCTATAGCAATAGTTAGAGGACCACCGTCACCTGCTGAAATGTAACCACCATCGCCACCGTTCTGACCAGTACCATTAATGCCTGAAGTACCTGCACCGCCAGAACCAAAAGAATAACCTGCACCGGCACCACCACCAGAAGCACCACAACCTGTTAAAGTACCGCCGTGTGACTTACAGCAGCCACCACCACCACCGCCGCCACCGCCTCCGGCGATAGTACCAAAGTTAGTAATGTTAGTAGCTATTGTAGTGTAGATACCACGTCCACCATCGTTACCGGAAGGAGCTTGACTAGCGCAGCAAACACCACCAGTACCCCCATCACCACCTGCGCCTAAAATATAGCCGTTGTTCTCAATGTTTACAACATCGCCAGAGGAAAAACCATCTGCAGTAATTGCATATGATTCACCATCTGAAGGACTACCTACGTATACGCCTGATTCAATTGTTAGGTAGACGTCAGTAATCCCTTCAGAGTAACCGTTAGAGTCTGCAATAGCTTTAAGATCAATACCTGCATCAGTGTTTGAGCTTACAGTGTAATCAACACGAATACGCTTAGTAGCACCGTAGAAATCACCTAGTGAGATTGCACCAGATGTTGGAACATCGGCATTCTCAGTAGCTTCAGGAACTTCAGCACCTCCACGATAAAACTCAGACATTGAGTATGGTGCTGAGTTGTCAAACTCGTCAGCAACATTCTTTAAAGTAATTGTACCAGAACCTTGAAGTGCCATTAGATAGTACCAAATGCAGTTACGTCACCAACAACGGTAAGATTACCACTAGCATCTAACTTCATCTTGTTAGTACCACCAGAAGCAAAATACAACACACCTGAAGATTCAGTAATTGTCCAGTTACCTAAGTCTACTGTAGTGATGTTTGCAGTAGTAATGTTAGCAGTAGCAATAGTCGCTGTACCTGTAATGGTAGGACTTGCTGAGTCTGCCTTAGTACCTATAGCAGTCTCAATAGACTCAAACTCATCATCAATCTCAGTACCTTTGATTACCTTAAGTGGGTTACCAGAAGCAAGACTATCCTTAGAAGCAAAGTTAGTCAGTTTAGAATAGTTACTCATTAGTTAAGTCTCCCCTGCTTAACGTACAGGTCGATCTGTTGAATGTTTAAGAAGCCACCGTTGATCTCAGATTCAAATCCTACTTGGATTACAAAGCCAGAACCACCTGCAGGAATACGAATGTTGTCAATCAAAGCAGCACCTGAGTATTCACCAATGTTATACTCAGCAATGTTATATTCAGATACCGTAGCATCCTTAACTGTCAAGTTATATGACGTATAAATGTCTTCATAATCAGTACCGATCTTAGCTACGAACTTCTGACCTGTAGAGCCGATAACCGTAGCTGCAATGTTCTTAACTATCTTGACCATGTTTTGCATACCAAAGTCAAAATAGTTAGTGTAGTACTGCATTGAGTACTTAGAACCATTGTCTTGATAGCCACGATATTCAGCAATGCCTTGAGTATTTGTCATGTACATTGCACCATCAAAGGCAAGCCATGAGGTATGATCTAGTCCATCCCAACGTGTAACACGAGCAGCTCCGTTCTCTAGAGGTGCTCTCATGTCAAAACACCAGACAGTCTGTTCATCAGGAATTGCAAGTAAGTAGAATGCAAAGTGATCTGAGTACACTGCACGGATCTGAGTTTCATCAGCACGAGCTACTTGATCTACCAAGGTATCACGAACGTTACGAGAAATGTCACGTACTGGCTGAGACTTCTCTTGAATTGTACGACCTAATGAACGTACACCTGCTTCTGACAAGAACATAATGTCAGTACCAGTATTGACAATAGAGTCACGAGAAATACAACCAACACCGTTAATTACTTCCACTAACTGAAGATCTGAAGGTGTTAAATACTGTTTGTTAGAATCTTTGTCACTCAATATAATTATATTGTTCTTACAGAAGATAATCAGGTAGCCATTGTGAGCACCTAAGCCTACAATCTCATCGTTACCGTTAACGAGGATACCAGAGATGTCTAAAGTACCTACAGTACCTACACCAGATCTCCACTCAGCACCGTCAAGAAGGTCTGACCAATAAACAGTAGTTTTGTTAGTTGGTGTATCTGCACACCAAATACGACCATAGGCAGACAATACAGTGTTAGCTTCAGGAGGCGTACCTTTGTCCCACGTAGCTGTAACAGAGCCTGTAGCATCTGTAGTAGGCACACTTGCTAGTGCGTAGCTGTAAGAATTTGAATCAATCTTAGTGACTGTAAACGTACCATTATAAGCAGCTACGCCAGAATCGCTAATGGTTACAGAGTTTCCAGTGTAAAGCTCATGACCTGCGCTAGTAACTACTGCAAGATCTGTGCGAGCTACTGGTGTTCCTGTAGCGTTTGTAGTAGGAACACTAGCCATTGAATATGAATACACATTGTCATTAAGAACAGTGATTGTAAACACACCATTGTAGGCAGTTTCAGTAGAACCTGTAATGGTTATTGAGTCTCCAGTAGAGAACCCATGTGATGCCTGAGTTACAAAGGCTGTAGCACTACGACCAATGATTGTACCTTCAGGGTTTGCACTTGGAGTACTACCCATGTCGTAGTAAAAGTTATTGTCATCGACAACAGTTACTGTAAATGTGCCGTTGTACTCTGAGAGGTTAGCACCACTAACAACTATAGAATCACCAGTAGTTAAACCATGATCTTCTACAAATACTCTAGCAATTACACCAAGTGATGTGATAGAGCCTGTAGCATCTTTACTTGGAGAACTAGGTAATGTATAAGTATAACTATCTGCATCAACTACAGTAATTGTGAATGTACCGTTGTATTCAGTTTCGTTAGCTCCGTCAATAATGACTTCATCACCAGTACTAAAATAATGGTTTACTTGGTTTACAGTAGCTACTGTGCCTGAATGAGTGATTGTAACTGTAGCACTGTTTTTTACAGAAATCTCAACACCGTTGATTATAGAAACTTCATTACCGTTAGATACAGTAACTATGGCATCATTAGTAGCATTAGTTACATCATCAAGAACGTTTGCAGTAGGGCTAAAATACAAAGGTGAATAATCACGTTGGAATAGGAACGCAGCATCGTTTAATGTGGCTGCTTGCCAGTTACCTGTAGTAATTGTTTGGCTACCGTTGTATGTAACTGAATCAAGGTCACCTGCATTCTTAATGTAGAAAGCAGTATCTGACCAAGCACCAAAGTATTCCTGACCATCAATATCAAGGAACCTATGCATACCTTTGAGGTTTACAGGTGTTGCCGGAGTAGCTGTCTGAGCTACATAAGACCAACCTAAGCGACTGCCTAAGCGACCACCTTCGTCAATGATACAGTTCTCAGCACTACGGGCATAGCCTTGGTTTAGAGTCACTTCGGAGTCCATAGTGTTTAGACCATAGAATCCGGGTGCTACAATTGAGGCTGTACGTAAAGGAGCTACCATAAATTACACCGGAGCGTAGATAAGTTCTTCTGGATGACGAGCTGAGTCTAGAACAATAGCGTCTGAGATTGCACGTTCAGCAGCACGATAAGCACCTTGAGCTGATTGACCACCATCTTCACCACGTTCCTCAACTGCTTTAGCATATGCTAGAAGTTGTACACCTTTGTAAGGAACAATGATGTCTGTAGAGTCTGAAGTCATCTCAGGTGATCTTTTGATCATATTGAAACGTAAACTATAAGCACTATCAGGTTTAGGATAAATATCTACCTGAACGTCACCATCATTAGCCACACCGTTCCATGAGTAGTACTTAGGTGATCCTGAAGCAGGAGTTGAGTTTAAATACCAGTCATTAAATTGATGAGCAGTACGATATTCCATGAAGTCATTGGATGTGTCGTTAATAACGTCTAGGATTTCAAAAGCAGTTCCTGCAGTATTCAATTCGTAGCTGAAGACACCTGAAGATGTCGTAGCAGACAAAGTAGTACGTAATGAAGACCAATCCCAAGCTTGTTCTATTTCTTGTACGGCATCATTAACGAACTGACCAATTAACTGAGAATAAGCATTTTCGTTTACCGTCCCTACTTGTCGTTCTCTAAGTCGTAACAAAACGTTATTGACTAATTCTAAATATGTCATCCTTAGTATTCCTTAAGGTAAACTTATGTGTTAATTATAGCATATTTTTGTCTAAAAGTCAACGTTTACGTCGAGATTTAGATGCTTCTATAGCTCTACCTTGGCGAGCTGCTTTAGCCTTGGCTCCAGAACCACAGTATTTCTTTCCAGTCTTACCGTACTTGTAGCAACCGTTAGTCTTCTTTACTGGCATCATGTCCTCCAATATAAATTACAATTGGTTCAACAGGAGCACCTTCATAAGAGTCTCCTAAACTACCACATCCAGTCAGTAGTAAGGTTAATACTAATAGACTAGCTCTTGCCAAGATAAAAAGATCCTGCAGCAAGTAGGGATATTTTAAGCCAGTCGAAGGCTACTATGGCATTCTCAAGCCTCACAAACTCTGTAGTTCTGCCAGTGGTATCAATGAGTCCAAGGAGGTTAAATCCAGTCTCTTTCTCAATGGGAACAACAATGTCAAGACCTGTCAAGCCACCCATCATTGCCCAAGCACCTAAAGCGAGCATTGAGAGTACAAAGATCCGACGGGTCATCTTAGCAAATGGATCATTACCAACACGAGCAGCAGCCGCATCAGCAGACTTAGTAGCTCGCATTGAGTCAGCATCGGCTTCCTCCGTCTTAGCCTTCATCATCTGCATCATCATTTCTTGCTGCTTCTGCTTGTTCTCTTGGGCTTTGTCCATCATCTTGAACAAACCACCCATAGCAGCACCACCTGCCATCGTTATGAGTTCTACAGGAATCATTACCAATCTACCTCATTTACAGGAGTTAAATAAGTGATCTTCTTCACGCAACCTTTGGGATACTTAGTTACCTGACCGATATCAGGAGCAGTATCACAAAGCTTGTAGTAGTCCTCAGTCTCTTCAATCAGATAACCAATAGTGTCAAAAACGCACATATCTTGCTCTTCAGAGTCATTCCAGATCATATATGTTGTAATGTCTGACCACTTAACGATGACTGGCTTGGGAATCATGATTATTTCCTCTTCATGCACTTACCGGCAGATTTGCACTTAGCTTTGGTCTTACAACCTGCACAAGGCTTGAATGCTGATTTCTTCATTGATGTAGCCATACGTTGACCACGAACTGGTTTTTTAGCCACCATTAACTCCTTTCATTGCTACCATTAACGCTATTGCACCACCCATAGTAGCAACTGCTAATACAACTACAACTGCGGCAATGCCTAATTCTTTAAGTTTCTCTCTGCGATCAATCTCAGCATAGATAGCTTCCTGTCGCATCTTGCGGATCTTCTTTTCAGTCTCAATAAACTCACGCTGTCCACGTTCGCCCTGAGTCGCACCTAGGTACTGCATAAGCTCTGATCGCTGTTCCCTTGCTGTAACCTTGGCTGTGTAAATCTCCATTGCTTCCTGTTCGATGCTCTTGCCACTTTTGGGTAGAAGAGAACGAAAGAGGTTTCCTTTGCGTTTCTTGTTCAGCTCGTCTGCTTTGTCCAGATCTGCTATCGCACCCGCCCACTGACTCAGTTGACTCATGCAATCTTGCAATTCTCTGCCGCTCTCGACTAGCTGCTTCAAGCCTTTGAATGCTGTAGTAGCTATTCCAATGATGCTCACCGGATCCATAAGTCTTCATACCTGCTTGTAAGTTGTTCTAAGCCATTCTAAGAGTATTTCTTCTGGTACTGGGGTACACCCTTGAAAGTTCTCTGTTTTGCCCTCAGAGGACTCTACAGGGACGCTCAGGCATATCTGAGGTACACCTTCTTCAGTCATCTTCCACACACCATGATTGAGTGCGTAGATGAGGACTAACTCTGCCACGCTCATCGTTTCATTAACTCAACAATGAACAGTACACCTGCCCATAAGCAAGATACTGCAATGGCAATGCCACCTGCAATTCCTTTCCATCGAGTTAGAGATTCCTTGACCTCCTTAAGGTCTTCATGGTTCTCACGCACGATACGCATTAGTTCTTCTTGTCGTTGTTCAAGTCGGGCTAGGCGTTCTAAGTCAGTCATCAGATTGCCTCAGGAAAATCATTGATTGGTGCGTTGCCAGTAGGATTACCATCAGCATCCATTGGTACGTCATATAGTGCCATAAATGCTGCATGGTCAGTACAGGCTGTGATAGCTGCTTCAATGGTGTTAGACGCAGTACGAACCGCAGCACGGTAAGTTAAAACGTCAACAGGTACAGAATAGTCTGCAACCTCAGATGCTTTGATAACCATCCAGTCAGTTGGTGCTAACAAGCCACCTGCCTGAGTCTTGACGAGTTCTATGGCGTTGCTCTTAAGTCCCTTAGTGACCACCTGAACACCATCTTCGTCTAGCAATGGGTCACCGTTCTCATCGACTTCGTTCACGTCATTGATGTTCTTAGGCACATCTGCTGACCAGTAGAAGCGTGAGTCGAATGGTGCGGGATCGTCTTCCCAGACTAAACCTGCTGCTGCTTTGTCAGCGTCAGACCAGTTAGCCCAGTTTTGTGGATGTGTAATACCATCGTTGTTAGTCCAACTACGACCAACTCGGATAACTGTTTCTCCGTATTTCCACATAATTACCTCGCGTTAGCGTATTTGAATGGGTTTTCGGCAAATGCCATGTAGATGTATGTGCCACCTGAATCATTTGGATTTCCTGTGTTTCTTAATTTAAATCCATTACTTAAATTATCAACTAGTGCAATGCTACTAGGTTCTGCTGCCGATGAATCAGGATATAATCTTTTATCAATAACATTATAAGTATTTCTTGCAGTATCTCCTATAATCCAATTTCCTGTAGAGTCAGTTCGTTTAAACATCACAAACGCCGGTCTAAACCCTGTGTACACAAAAGGACCATCAGTAGAACCATTGCCTGTGTATTTACCGAACTTACTGAAGCCGTCAACAGAGTGGAAGCAGTAGGCGATGTAGTTGTCACCACTGGAGTTAGTAGTTATTGATGACTGAACAGTAAACACAGAAGAAGTAGGCTCGGTATCGTTATAAGGTGTAGTTGTATCTAGCATTGCGCTGGTGCCGTTAAGAAGTAGTACCTTATAAGCCGTCAAAGACTTGTGATATACACCCCAGTTCTTTGCGCCATCTCTCGATTTACTTATAATCACATCAGGCGCACTACTAAGCCCATGCCCAACCGTGGCTACTGAACCAGTACCCGTATAACTCACAATACTAAAACCTGCATCGGTATTAGCACTGACGGTTGAGGTGATAGAGCCATCGGTGTTGCTTACGCCTGAGCCGTTAGCTTTCCAGTTCCATGCAACGTATGTATAGCCTGATCTGTTTGTGTTCACATCGCTGCCAAGCGTATAGCCATCGGCATCAAATGAAGTTATACCTGAGTATGTTCCTTCAGCGTTAGTAAGATCAGTTGATAGTCTTTTTGTAACACCACGCACTGCATCAAATAAAATATGACCATAAATAGAATTTCTGTTTTTAGTCCATGTAAAGTCAGGCTGAAACCCTACGCCTGTAATAGCGTGTGAACTTGCGCCATCACCCGTATACAACACCGTATTAAAGTGGTCTTGTGGGCTACCGTCTTGTGCAGGGTCAATAGATTCAACAGGGTCAGGTAAGTTAGCCGTACATAACGCTAGATAACCTGATGGTGGTGCATAGTAGAAGTCACCATAGCCGTTATCGTCTGTGTTGCCTTGAGCGGTTCTTGCACCTTGGAATGATGAGTCTTGCCCAAAGTTAACAGAGATATCATGATTTTGTGTATCAGTTGATACACCACCAAACGCAGGAGAATAGGAGTAACTAGAAACCGGAAGTCCAGTATACAGCGTTTGTTGTGTTCCGTTGTCTATTTTGACGTACAAAGTTCCTGCATCTGCATCCAAGTAAAACCCCATAACAGACCAACTTGTACTGCCAGAAACAGAAGAAAGCACTGAGCCGTTGTAGATTCTCCTACCTCCGCTGAATCCCGGTTCCCATCCTGCCGTGTATTCTCCAACAATGTCACCTAAATAGGTGTCGTGATTATTTAAATTCGAAGCTACACCAAATTGTATTCTACTCGTTGTTCCTGAGTTGTAGCCAACCTCCCAGTACCACTTGCCGCTATTAACATAAAAAGTTGATGTAACATTTTTATTTGAAGCATTTGTGTAATGAAGATTGCCCTGAGATAACGTGACGCCTGAGCCTTTAGCTAGAGGATTCAACGTAGCAAAGTTATTCGTAGGCGAATCCAACACATAGTCGGTTGATGCTATATTGTTAGCAGTGAAGTTGTTGCCGTTACCTGAGTCATCATTAGCATCACTGGTTAGCGGTAGGTAGAAACCGTTAGTGCCGTAAGAACCTGAGTAGGCTTTAGGTATCCATACGCCTGACTTGAATTCACCGAAGGATGTAGCGTCTAGTGCTGTGCCGTCAATGAAGTTGACTTCGGCTAGGTAGCCGTCAAGTCGCATTCCACCTGCATATTC